CGCCACAACGTCCGCTTCTGCGTTGATGATCTTATCAGCAAGCACAGCAGCCGCTTGTGCATCTCCATTAAGCGCCGTTTTTAGTCCGGTTGCAAAGCCGTTTACCTGCTGCAAATAGTCATTCTGGCTCATTTGCACGGTACTGTATGCGTTCTTGGCTTTGTCTGCGATATAGTCATAAGCTTCACCGAACATCAGCTGTGCGCCGCCTACAAGCTGCTCATAATCCGCATACGCTGCAATAGCTTGTTTGCCAACAGCCACAACAGCAGCAGCACCAGCGGCAATAGCAGCAGCGCCGATTTTGCCCATTGTACTTAACAGCTTAGAGCCTTTACGTTCTGCGTGTTCCGTGGTTTCGGTGATTTCACCCTTCGCTTCATCTGCGCCAGATATAGCGATTTTTCCAAGTAACTTAAAAATTTCCAAGTGACCTTCACCCACTTTCTGTGAAGATAAAATAAAAGAAGGCCACCGGAAAGCAGCCTTCTATCGTGTGTTTCCTCTTTGTGTGTTTCTCAACCTATCCGACAACCGCATATCTATTTCGGGTGTCAATTCTCCGACCAATACGCCGGAATCCAGCATAACGCCGTGTGGCATAGACCGGGCCAAAAAGTCAATCAGGATTTGGTTTTGCTCAATCAGCGTCTTTCTGATTCCTTCGTTTTCTGCGCTGACAGCAGCGCGTACATAGTCAAGAAGCGTGTCAATGGGCGCAATGGCTTCCTTCCCGGCTTCGCCGCCGCCCAGCAGCGTGTTTCCGATGCTGCCAAAGATGGTGGGCCGGTCAAGAATACCGCCTTCAGCGTTCCATTTGACATCAAAGCTGGGCTTCTTGCCCTTGCCAGCAATGCCAAAGGGTGCTTTGCCGCCGCTGACAGTGATTTTCGGGACTTTCAAATTTGTAAAAATCTTGCCAACACTCAATGGGAAAAAGCCCTTAATCTTATCAACGGCTTTTTTTACAGCGTCCCGCGCACCCTCAATCTTGTCAGCAATAGCGTCCTTGATACTGCCGAATGTGTTTCTGACCCTTGAAACAACATCCTTCAGATCGTTGAACTTGCTCTTGATCCACTTGACAGCGGAGGAAGTGGCGGACTTGATCTTTTCCCACATCTTCAGCCAAAAGTTGCGGAATCCTTCATTGTTCTTCCAAAGGTACACGAAGGCCGCCACAAGGCCGATGATAAGAGACACGACCAGGCCGATTATATTCGCCTTCATGGCCAAATTCAGGGCCTTCACGCCGCCTGTGACCAGCTTTAGGGCGGTGGTTGCCTTGCTCATAATGCTGCCCCACTTCAGCACAAGAACAAACCCGGACACTGTGACCGTGGCGGCAAGGATGCCAGCCGCCCACGCCTGCACGGTGTTTTTGTTTTGCTTGAACCACTTAATCATATCCTTTATTTTCGTGATAAAGGATTGAAGCAGGGGAACAGCAGCGGCCACCATGTCAGCGGTCTTATTCTTGATAGCGGTCAAAATCGGTTCACCAACACGCCCCAATTCTGCAAAGGCGCTTGTCAGCTTCTCGTTGGCCCTATTCGCCGCTATGACATCGGCATTGGTTTCCTTGTACTGTTCGGACGCTTTCTTGTAAGTCCCGTTCAGAGTGTCCATAATAAGCCTTTGCCGCTCCTGTTCATTTGAGCACTTGGCAAGTTTTTCATTGAATGCATCTTCGGATATTCCGGCCCAATTCAAAGCGTCTGCCAATGGGCCGGTGACTTCGCCGACCTTTGCCGTTTCGTTGGCCGCTTCCGTCAAGCCCTCGATGGGTAAACTGTCACCGAATGTTGCAAAAACGCCGGTGCAGATGTCCGTCCAGGTCTGCAAATCCTTTTCGTTGTCGGTCATGACAGCTAAATGGTTTGCAGCTTCAACAGATACATCCGTATCACCCAAAACGGCCTGTAAATCCTGATAGGTTTTCTTTGCCGCTTCGGATGAATGGCCGTTTGTGACAAAAGCTGTGTCCAGCTTGCCCATTTCCGTTCTATATTCTCTGGAACCCTCAATAGCTGCTACCCACGCGCCGCCTAACGCCACGCCAGCGCTCAAAACAGCTTTTCCGATTTTCAGTGCCGATTCACCGATTTTCTTGAATGAAGCGTCTGTTTTCTTGCTTCCCTTATCCGCTGTTGACGCAGTTTCTTCAATGGCTTGCTTTGCCTGTGCATTATCAACGGCTATCGTTCCTAACAGCTTGAAAAGTTCCATGTCGTTACCTCCCTAAAGTAAGGGCAGGTAATAAGGGGCTGCAACTCATTCTTCTTGTGGCACGAATGATGCTATTTCCATAGATTGCTTGACAATCTCGGTCAGTTCCGTCTTGCTGGTTGTTTCTGTCTCGACCTGTGCGCTGCTGTTTCCGTTTGTCGCAGCAACGAATTCCGAATAAGAGCGTTCAAAGTCCCTGTGTAGCCAGTATTCCCACATAACCTTTTCTTCCTGTTCTTCATTGCGTATGCTAATCATTGTGCCGATGAACTCATACAGCCGGCCGGCCTTTATCATCTGGTTCAGCAGGATCATAGGATTTGCATACCGCCGAAAGAGAACATCAAAGAATCGGATATCGCCTACTTTAGAAATTTTACAGCATCCTGAAAAAAATCAGCGAATTCCTTTTTCTTCACAAGATCAAAAATCATGCCAGTGAAAGTCTTGATAGGAAGCTTCGCAATTTCCTTTTCCTTCACGCCGGACAGATTTGCCAGAAGCGCATAGATGTCATTCTTGCACTTGCCGATGTTCGCCAGCAGGATTGCAGCAATATCCAGCGCAACGGAAATGCCAATGGAAGCAACAACATCATCATCAGCATCTTCGTTTGCATCATCATCAGCATCTTCGTTTGCATCATCATCAGCATCTTCGTTTGCATCAGCATCAGCATCTTCGTTTGCATCAGCATCATTCTTCTGCTTGGCAACGTTTGTGATAGCGGCCTTCACTTCATCGGATTCAAAGCACCCCTTGAATTCCTTGATGCCGATTTTGCTGATGATGCCGATCATGATAAACAGATCGTCAGCTTCAAGGTTTCGCAGCTCATAGGTCTTTTCGATGTTTTCAGACATTTTATATAACCACACTTTCAATTATTTTCGCATTTAATGCAAATAAGGGCAGAACCACTTGCATTTTGTGATTCTGCCCTTACTCGTCAGGATGCCTTGGGATAGTAGATGTGCCAAGGCAACGTATCCAGATCGCTGGTCAGCTCTGCGTGACACTCAAAGGTGTACTTGCCGACAGCACCTTCCTTGTTCTTGCCTTCCTGCTCAAAGCCGGAAGTGCAAAGCGCATTATCCAAAACGGCAATGATGTTCTTGCCTTCCAGCGTCTTACCGACAAAGGCGATATTTTCCCAATAATCGCCCGTGGCAATGTTCGCCTTGGATTCGATCAGATCATAGTTGGATGCATCATCAGACGTGCCGTCTGCGCCGATGGTAGCCGCCTTGATGATGTCCTTGGTCAGCTCAAGGAAGTTGATCTCCATAGTTGCCGTTTCGCCGGTCTTGACGGTTAGGCCCTTGGCCTTGACCAGTGCGCCGTCCACCTCAATGTTGGTGATCTCCGGCACAATAGACAGCTTGGAGCCGCCCGAAGTAGCGCCGATAATGGTTTCATCAAAATTCCACGAACTTCCTGCATACTTCAGACCCTTGTGAATCGTACCAGCACCGAACATGATATTCTTGGGGGTATTGGCAGATACGCCGGTCTTGCCCTCTTTGCTCATATCAGCTCACCTTCCATTCTTTGCATTGTAGATTGATTTGGATTTTCTTCAGTTCTTCGTCCCCGGTGGGAACGATCAAGGAATTGCCATAAAAAACGGCCACGGCTGACCCATCGTCAACCATGACCGTCTTTCCATATACCTTGTTGAAATAGTTTTCGATTTTTGCTTTTGCGTTTTCCAGTGTCAGCCACTTGTAACGGCTGAACCCGTACAACATGAAGGTTGTTTCTTGCAAGCCATCCTCTGTTGTCAGCTCTGTTTCCGTGTACTCACCGACAAAATATGGGTATACAATCGGCTCCTTGGTGTATTCGCCGAATTCGTATTCAAGCCCCAATTCTGTCATGCCGTCTGACACGACTTTCAGCAGATTTTTAGACATTAGTCATCAAACCTCGCTTTGAAGATTTGTTCAGCCCTTCGGATGATTTTACCCTTGTTCTGGTCAAACGCCGTTTGGAGCATCCGAACCGGCTTTTTACCGTTCGTCTTGTAGAACTTCTGGCCGTCCTTGCCATACACGATGACAACTTTGCCGTTGAAGGTAGGCTTTTTCCTGCCTGTAACCTTCTCAACGGGTACATACCATGCACCAACACGGCCATTGCGCTTCAATGCCCATTCACCGGTTCCCAACTCCGTCCAGATAGCATTTTCAAGAGGACTTCCAACAACAGCTTCACCCGCAGATTCGTCAACGTTTGCCGCCCACGATCCTTTTAGCTGGCCTTGGTCAACAGGCGTATTTCTTGCCGTGGCTGACACAAGCTCCGCAGCCGCTTCCAGCAGAAACGCACCCACAGCATCATCAATGGCTCTGTTTACCTGAAGATGGTTGTCAATAAATTCAATGTCTGCCATTGTCACTGACCTCCCGTGTATTTCAGATAGATTTCAAGCTGTGATCCGCTGCCCATTTCCATTGGATTGTCAATCAGCGTGACTTCGTAGCGCTTTCCGGCAATGACCATTCTGCTGTTTTCAGCATTGATCCGGCTGTCAAGCGGCACATAATCAGCCACAAAGACGTGTGTGGATTCTTGGATTTTGGCGTTGTAGGTGGTGTGCCGGGAATCACCGGCAGAAAGATCAAGCCAGCCTTTAAGCGTCTGTGCATCCGTCCATGTCTTTTCGTTCTCACCAATTTCATTCTTGGCAGATGTATAGACCTGAATCGTTGCTGTGATATTGCCGCCAATGCCTTTCATGCTCTCAACCCCTGTCCAAACCGGGCCTTCATATAAGGCCGTAAAAAGCCCGTCAGAGCCTTCGGAAATCCGATGGTGGAATTATCCCCGGTCATGTCGAAATACGTCACAGAGTGGCGGGAAATCGTCTCGGAGGACACGCCAGCCTTATCGCCGTTTTCAAGCTGCCATTTCAGCATATTTGCCACGCCCAGCTTTACATCTGCTGGATAGAAAATCTTCGTGATGACAACGCCGGATTCATCATACAGTTCCTCATTCACTGTGACCGTGTTACCCGCAACGTTTTTCACCGTGACAAGCCAGCCATCCATGAAATCGGATTCCGTGATTTGCAAAGTGTCACCAGCGCGGAAAGGTACCATGCCATTACAAAGCAGGTCATGCCCCGGCATGGACACAGCAACGGAACGAAATGCCCGTTGCTGGAAATTGTTGTTGGTGTACGCACGAATAAGAAGTTCAAGCGCCTGAAGCCGTGCTTCAAGCGCCTGATCTCCTTCATCCGTTGTCACAAACTGCCGCAGTTCGGCAACGGTCATAATCATAAGGTTTCAGCCCCTTACTTCTTGAACTGCGCAATGACAACCTTTGCGGTGTTGGACAGCGCAACGGCATAGTGCTTGTCAACCGAAATGTCGGTCTTTCTGGACAGGCTCACACGGTCAGTCTCAACGTTGGTGTCACGCTTCAGGTAGATGGTCAGTGCGGCAGCGTCATCCTCGGTTTCCGCATCGTTGTTCAGCTTAACGATGGGGCAAGAATAACAGTCAACCTTGGTGGAGGCACCGACCTGAACCACGGGAACCTTCTTGGACGGCACAACACGGCAGTTTGCAATCATGCCGATCTCGCCGGTGAGGATAACACCGGCCTTGTACTTGTCGGCGCTGATAAAATCAGCATCCTTGCGAAGCTGCGTGACCTGCTTCGGATGCACGAAGATGACCTTCTCGCTGTTGACCTCCTCCTCGAACAGGTCAATAGCATCAACGATGCCGGAATACTTGATGTTCGCAGCAGAGCCGTCATAGGTGAGCTGTGCGCCCTGAAGGGCGGTCATAGCGTCATTGTCCACCTTGGAAGCAATGGACTTCGCAAGCTGGGTGTTGGTTTCGCCAATGGGATTGCCGTAGCCGGACAGCACCGCTTCATCCGTCAGCTCAACGGCCTTCATGGCCTTCTTGACCTTGACGGTAGTGGTGGAAGCAGTCAGCTTCACGGTTTCAGCGGCTACGCCTTCGGCGATATCCGCAGCGTCACCAATGTAAGCGTACTGCGGCACGGTCACGGTATCGCCGGGAACGCCCTGAAGGGTGGTGTCGATCTTCGCAAAGGGCGCGACAACGATCTTGTTTGCGATTTTAGCGGAGATCATGTCCGCCATGACCTGCGGATTGATAAGGTCAGAAAGTTTGGTAGTCTGGTTAGCCATAGTTTATCTTCCTTTCAAATTAGTTTTTCGTAAGTTCTGCGTAGGTTTCGGGATTCTCATTGAACAGCTTCAACCGCTCCTGATAGCCCATCTTGGCGAAATCTTCCTTCGTGACAGCATCACCGCCGCCCTGATCGTCAGGAAGCTTGTTTTCGATGACCTTCTTGCCGCCAGCGCCTTCAAACTGATTCGGGAACTGCGTTTTCAGACCGGCAAGCTTGTCATCCATGCCCTTGACTTTTCCGTTTTCGTCAAGTGTCAGTTCTTCCGGCTTGTACTTCTCACGCAGCTTGAAGGCCAGATAGTCAGGATCAACGGCCTTTGCGTCCCGAAGGGCAAGCTGAATGGCATTTTCAAGCTTGGTCTTTTCAAGCTCTGCCTGAAGCTGCGACACCTGCGTTTCATATCCGGTGATCTTGCCCTGAAGTTCCTCGTTGCCCTTGGTTCCTTTCTTCAGCTCTGCAATCAGGCCGTTGGCTGTGGTCAACTCGGTTTCCTTGCCGTCAAGCATCGCCTGAAGCGCATCATACTTGCCCTTCCCGACATACTCACCGCCGCCAAGATTAGCAAGCTTGATCTGCTTGTCCTTGTTGGCTGCATCGCCGTTGTAGGCATTCAGCTTTTCCGCAAACTGTGCATAAAGTTCATCGCCCAAAATCGCCTTCAGAAATTCCATTGTTTATCCTTCCTTTGCCGCTGTTTTTAAGCGTGGTGTCATCCACAGACAAGCGCTTGTTTAAGTCTGTAAGCGCAACAGATTATTTGTTGTTGGACAGTTTAAGCGCCATATCCGGGGCAATGAAAAAACCACCTTCGTGATGTCACGAAAATGGTTTAATCAGCTCTGATATAACCTTCAAACCCGGCCTTCTTCAGCCGTTCCAGCATCTTTTCCGCATTGGCACGGACGGAGAAAGCGCCAACCTGCACACGGTACATTTTGCCGCCGTTGTTCGTGTCGGACGCAGAAGGCTTTTCTGCGGGTGTAACCGGCGCTTTGTAGGTCACACCCAGATAGTTACAGATGCCCTTGGCGATGGCTTCACCGATCTTGGCGGTATTCTCCACGATCCACTTTGCGCCCTCCACGCTGTCGTGGAACTCGCATTCGGTGTAGGCCGTAGGAGCAGCGGGAACACGCACTTCATACAGGTCTGCGTTTACGCTGATGCTTTCGCTCTTGCCGGGAGTGATAGGCGCAAGCTGGTCAAAAATGGCCTTACAAGCCTTGTAGCCGTTGCCGCTGGAATTGTAGCAGAACATCCGTGTACCCATGACGCTACCATTGAAAGCGTTGGTGTGGATAGGCACATGGAGATCAGCATCAAAGGCGTTGGATTCGCTGCACTTCTGCTGCATCGAAATCATATGGCCCACCTTCACAGAAACGCCGCTGCGAACCAGTGCAGCACGGCAAGCTTCAGCGATCTTTCCACACTGGACAGCTTCCGTGGTGTTGCCGTAGGCGTAGGCGTTGTTGGTCTGGTCACTGGGAGACAGATAGACCTTCTTAGCCATTGTCCTTTACCTCCTTGTTGTATGTAGCCGTAGAGATGCACAGCACAGCGCCCAAGAAGGTATCAACGGCAGTGATGCTGGTGACGATCTCCTCGGAGTACGGCCAGCCCCACACCGTGGACAGCGCTGCATACAGAGTGCCAACGGCAGGAAACACGATGATGACCAGCCACTTCAGCACATCATAAATCTTGTTGGGAATTTTCATGGTTTTTTACCATCCTTTCAAATATTTTCACTTGATTTTGTGTATGAAAAAAGGGCTTGCAAAGCTGCAAACCCTTAATCCATCTATGCTTTTTTAACTTGCCGGTAACTTGCCAACGCACGATAAACGCATCAAAAACGCACGGCGTGTGTTCCAACGCGCGAAAAAAGCGCCGTGCGGATGCACGATGCTTTATTCCTGTCAATAATCCGAACCGTCATCATATCCCGGTTCAGATTCGGGCTGATTGGTTTCAATGCAACGGTTGATTCTTGCAATGATTTCTTCGTCAGTTTTGGTGTCAGCAATCATCAACGGATAGTTTTCGCCAAACTGCTGATAATACCTTTCCAGCGCTTCTTCCATTATTTTATGACCTCCAAAATAGTCCTGAACACTTTGTAAGTCTCAGGAAAGTATTTCTTGATGCAATCCAGCGAATCTGGGCTTGCAACTTCTGCCGACATCATTTCTGCAAAGATTTCTTTGCCGTTGTCTCTGTTTTTCCAATAGCTCTTTCCGTGTCCAACGCCCAAAGGATATGCAACGCCAATTCCAGCGCCTTCAAGCATATCAGACACGTCCGAACGCGCAACCAGTGAATAATCCTTTTTGATTTCATCAATGATGATCTGCGCCGCTTCAGCCTTTGTCGTTACGCCGTGCGCCTTTTTGGTACTCTTGATAAGGGCTTTAAGTTCATCCTTTGCCGTTCGCCCTAACAAGCCGCCTGACATTCCTTGGATGAATGTTGCTTTCCCGTTGGCATCAAGCCCATTAAAGACCTGTGTGAAAGCCACATAGTTGTTGTATCCAAATTCCCGCGCAGCAAGATAATCCGTCATGTGACCGTATTCGTGATATAGCACTTGATACGGCGTTTGATAGCTGCTGCCGCTTGCTGCCCTTGTAATATCCAAAGTTACGGAATCAGAAGCGGGGGAATAGTTGGCAGTACCGCCAGAGTATTTTGCATTGGATGTCTTGAATTTACTCTGATATTTGTTCCACACAGCCTTGACTTTAGGATCAGCATTTTGAAGTGTTGACTTGACAGCCTGTGCGTGTGTGGCTCCGTATGTACTATCTATATACGACACATTCGGAGCTATGTCAATAGTACCACCATTTTCTGCTTCCTGTGTAGCTTTGGAAGCGACATTGTACTTCTGCTTGAATTCCTCAAAGTTCTCCGTCTTATCCAGCCCGAAGTATTCAGCGCGTTCTTTCAGCGTGTTCAGTTCTTCATCATCCAGCGCCCACCTTGCCCGTGTGTTGGATGTACAGCGGCAGTTGACAACTTCGGCAGCACCACCAGAAGGATCACCGGGAAACATCAGGCCATTGGAAAACTTTTCGTCAAGCTCCTTGATCTCGCCGTCAACTCTTGCGTGGGAATCCCTTGTTCTGCCGTCAAGCGCAGCATCCCACTGTTTAAGCACGTCAGCGCCCTTTTTCTTCGCTGCATATTGTGCGTCACGGGATGATGTCTGCTGTATTCTGTGGCCCTCTGTCCGGGCAATGGTCTTAGCTCTGGACAACGGCGCTTTAGACACGCTACTGATGTTCCGGGCAATGTCCGCATACGATAGGGACGATGCAATGCCACGGCTGATTTCCTGTGCAATGGATTTCTTCAGCTTTGCCAAATCCACACCCAGCGCATTATAAAGGCCGTTGCTGACCTTGGAATCGGTCAATACGGCCTTGACAGCAGCCGCCTGGTCAACAGGGATAACCAGCGGAACGCCCTGACCGGCGATTGAATACATTGTTCCAACATAGCCGGTTTCATAGCACCCATTCAGGTATTCGTCAATGGTGGCGTAATTGTCACCGTGCATCTTGTCAAGAATGCCGCTAACCTGCCCCTGAAGCGCTTTTTGATAGTTCTGCTGATAAATCTTTGACCGCTTCTGCGATTGCAGCAGCGCTCTTGTGGTTTCGTCAAGACCGTCCTGCGAAAGCGCCTGATCCAGAAGGTCAATGTCAGCCTGAAACATCTTGACTTTTTCCTTGATGTCCTTCAGAGCCGCTGCATATTGCTTTTCAAGCTCCTTCAGTGCCGCTTCCTCGCTGTCCAATAGGGACTGCTGGACTTCTTTTTCCCATTTATTGATATGTCATCACCCCTCCGGCACAACACCGCCAAGCGCCGCCTGTGCTGCCGCTGTCGGATCATCTTCAGCCGCTGGCAGTTTGTCCTTGATGTCATCATAGTCCAGCTCCAACGCTTCGCAAATAATCTGCTTGGTCAATTCATCCCCAAGCTGTGCAGAAGCGTTCAGGATGGTAGTCAGCCGTGCTTGCTGCTCCTGCGCCTTTGTCAAATCGATTGTGGCGTTTTCCTGTGCATTGGTGATGATTTCCCGGTCAAAAGTGAAATAAATGTCCTTCTGCTCATAATCGGTTCCCTGCGTGTCGTTGATTTCTTGCAGCACCAGCTTCAGCAGCTTCCGCATGAACTGTTTAAGAGACGGAAGAAGGCCGTCACACTTCAGGTCAAGGTTCGCATAGGCAGACTTGATAGCAATGCTTGTGGTGGCGCTGGTGTCCTTCAGAGATTCCGTATTTACGCCCATACCAAACCGGAAGATGTTCTTCTCGTCCACTTCCATCTTGGTTTTTCTGGCTTCAACCGGGATGTCCACGGTCTTGATATCAACTCCGCCTTCTTCATCAACGCCGATGTGCTTCTTGTTCTTGATGTTGACCATCAATTCATCCAGATTATCACCCTGAAAGCCCCTGACCACATACAGCGCTTCGTTTGTATCCTGAATGTTGTTGGAAAGACCTGCGTTCATCAGGTCATAGTCATCAATCAAATCTTTGATGGGCTTCACGCCGCTGACCTGCTTTTTGCCATTGTCCAGCCGGAAGAACGGAATCACGCCGTAATCCTCATAGTAGGTGCTTGTGTCACCATCCTTTTTGTAGAGGATATGCGGCCTTGGATTGATTTCAATGGACTTGTCAAGCTCCATCTGCCCGTCATCTTCTTGGCAGTAAAAAACGGTCTGGGATTTGTCCCAAACCTGAATGCGCTTGATTTTCTTGTTGTCCTTACCGATGCGCTCAATGTACCAGAAGATCACATAGGCGCAGCCGTCATCGGTTTCCTTCTCCCGGACTTCCACAACACCGATGCTGTCAGCCGTCTGAAACGCCGTCCTGTCGTTTTCGTCCTTATAGGCATACATATACTCAAAGCCCTTGGCTATGCAGCCTACAAGCAATTCATACAGCTCTGCGGCAAAGGATTCATTCTCGTTGAAATATGCGTCAAGCTCCGTCTGAAGCTCCGGGATGTCAGACTTCACAAATCCGTCCTTGGCAGAAAGCATATACTGTGCTTGCTGATCCGTCAGAAGCTTGAAAAATGGATGACTGATCCTGATGTTGCTTTTGGTCTTATCTTCTTGCAGCTTACCGTCTGCATCGAAGAAGAAAATGCGATAGTTGTTGATATCGTGGTTGCCCTCATAGTACCGCAATCCCACCTTTGCAAGCCGCTTTTTGGTGCTTGCTGCATCGCTATCTATAAATGTCTTGATTTCGTTAATTGTCAGCATTGGAAATCACCGCCTTATTGCAAAAAATCATGTTGCCGTAAATGCCGGTCATACGCTTCTTTTATCTGGCCTATTGCCGAAACAGCGATCTGGTTTTCAAATTCTGCGTGGTCATCACAGTATTTTTCATACGCTGTGATATCGCCAAGCACCTGTTTATAATGCTCCTGACTATGGTTTGTGCCTAAATAGATTTCATCCGCAAACCGCAAAATCCTAACACGGCAGTCTTTGGCGTGGCGCTCCCGGCCCTCGTCTCTGATGGTATCAACATCCGACTGTATCTTGTTCATGCGCTTCTCCAACCCGTCAACCTTTGATAGCACTTCGTGATTGAGCTGCTTTCCGATCCACCCGAATATTGCCGTCCAAGGATTGATATTGATTTTGGATATCTGCAAAAGCGACATAATCAGCACCAATGCACCGCTGCCGCCGTAAAGGATTTCTTTGATTGTCATTGTGTGGCACTCTCTTTCATTTTCTCTGTATTTATGATTAAGTCAGCCACTTCTTGACTTTTCGCCAGCCTTCAACGCCGTACCGCAACGCTGCCATTGCGTCATCCTGAAATGGGACAGGTTCATCAAGATATTCACCCGACTTATCATCTTTTTTCCACTTCCATTGCTGCAATTCCTTGATGGTATTCACGCAATGAGGATGGACGTATATTTTCCGCTGCTTTAGCCAGTCGATTTGCGCTTTTACCGATCCGGCAGAACCGCCCTTGTCCACGCCCCTTGCACGGAATCCGGCTTTCTGCCACATCTTGATCCTGTCCGGCTCTGCGGAATCACACCACATTTGTTTATTGCGTGGAATGTCCGAAGCAAGCTGGATGATCTCTGACGTGTCCTTCTCAAAGACGTAGATTTCAGACAGGATGTGGATATTATCATCCTTCAGGCCAAGCAGCAACAATGCGTTGGCGTGGTTGAAGCCGAAGTCTTGGCCAATGGCGATGTCATCATAATCATTCAGGTTTTGGCTGACCTCTTTAACCTCCCAATTATGGAGAATTAAGCCGCCTATTTCGCCCCATTCGCCCAAGCCATATATCTGATACCCTTCAGGATCAACGGCCTTCCTGCGCTCCATACGGGCCTTGTAGGCATCATCAATAAAGCGGTTCATCAAGTAGGTGCTGTGATGCGTCAGAACGTTATCATCTGGAATATCAAAAAAGACCTTCTTGATCCAGTGATTCTTGTTCACCGGGTTGAATGTCATTCTGATTTGATAAAACTGACCTGGAGGCAATTCGCCACGCAAACGGTCATCTATGATTTCCACATCGGCCTGTGTCAGCTCTGTGGCTTCTTCGCACCATACATCTGTCAGCTTGCCACGCTGGAATGTGATGGACTTCAGCTTTTCGCGCTGCTTGTCATCGTTCATGCCCCTGAAGATGATCTTGTTTCCGTTTGCCTTGCAGGTGAGCTGCAAAGGGGACATATTGATTTTCCAGTACCGTTCTGCTTGATCTCCAAACATACGGTATATAGCACCGGTCAGCTCCGCAAAGGTGCTGTCACGGTTTGTGATATCGGATTTGCGGATGCAAACCAGATTCCGTCCTTTATCACGCATCAGGCGTAGGATGTAGTTTTGCGCCGTGTCAACGCTTTTCCCCGATCCGGCGCTTCCCTTCATCACGATATAGCGCTTTGCGCTGCTGTCAACCTCACGGAAACATGGATTTGCTTGGACTTTGATGTTCATCCGTCATCACCGTAATCCACCGTAATATTCAAATCCATGTCCACTTCCTGCTGCACCTTGTCTGTGAACATCATGTGCGCTTTGCCAAGCAGTTCAGCAGCTTTCAGGCGCTCTTTTTCATCCGGCGCTTTCTGCATTGCTCTTGCTTCAGAACAGCCTTCGCCAACGCCTTCAACAACCACAACTTCTGACTGTGACTGACCACGCATAACGGATGTGAGGTATTTCAGCACTTCGGCCTGGTCTGCAACAAGGGCGGCTTCCTTTTCTTCCATCCGTTTTTCGATATATTCTTTGATAGACGGTTTTGCCATGTTTTCCGTTGCTATCTGACGTGCCGCTTTTTCACTATATCCGGCTCTGATTGCGGCCTGTGTTGCATTCAGGTCAATCAGATATTCATCACAAAATCGCTGTTGCTTTGCTGTCAGCTTCTTATCAGCCACAATCTCACCTTCTTTCTGGATATAACAAAGAAGCGGAACGTGGTAGGAGAAATAGCACCCACGCCCCGCTTCCTCGGAAGCTATATTTCTTTGATTATAACAATATCACATTTCAACCATAAACTTCTATCAACTGTTGCAAATTTTTTCGGGATTTTTCAGGATTTTTTCCACATCTTGCAGAGCTTCCCCGTGAAGATGACACACCCATTGATAGGAAACGCCCATATCACAAGCAATCTGCTCCCATGTTTTGAACTGCACATAGCGCATACTCAAAACCTTATGTAGCCGTGCATCTTCCACCTTGTCTATTGTCGCTGTCACGGCCTTCCTCGCATCAACGAAGCAATCAATCTCCCGGTTGATCTCCGCTTCAAAGTCTATGATTTTTGACATAGCTTCAGCAAGCTTGTCCTGCGTACCGCCGCCAGAAACAACGTCCGGTTTCAGCGTTGGCGTGATCTTCGTGACCATCGCTTTCAGGCGGTGCAGTTCTTCAATATCCCGGTTTATCTTCGTATCAAGCCGCCTGATCTGCTGAAGGTGCGTTTTTGCGGCATTGTTTTTTTCAGCTTCCATCCGTATCACCGTCCTTTTCTGCCATTTGCACAGCCCATTTATAAAAACTGACAGTATCAGCTTTTTCTTCAATCACGATCCACGGATAATCACGCTTAACTGCCCATTCAAGCTTTCTCTGTGCAGCGGCAAGTTGTTCCTTGAAAAAATCAAGTCTGCGCTTCTGATAATTCACGGCAACCAATTTCATCAACCATCACCGCCCCTCCTTGATCTTATCCATCAGCAGCAGCCGTACCCCTTGGCACAGCGCATAGATTAAATCGTTTTGCCAGATGTCCCGGCTGTCCTTGATGCGGATCATACCATCTTCGATTGCATCCAGCGTTTCCACAATAGCCGCTCTGTCAGCCATTATCTTCACCTCCGGTATATGACACCTTGTATTCCTCCGCTAACGTATCCCGAATATGCTTGCGGCGCACATAGCCGTTGTTGATTGCGTCTGCAAGCTCTTTAAGGCACTCAAACAGATATGCAAGGCTCATTGTGTCGTGCTTATCCTCTGTTTCTTCGTGGACGTGCCACCCGAACTTGTCCATAAGCACCATGCCAATCATATCCATGTTTTCCTGTGTGCCAAGCAGTTTGCCCTTCATTATCAGCCGCTGATCTCTGGATAGGTGTTGCTTTGCCATCATTCACCCTCCATATCGCTATCTTCAAGCATCACTTTTATTGTTGCGATGTTCGCCCGGATAATGTCCATTTGCACATCACTTTGGATGTGGTGTGCAAAAACTGCCTTGTCTGTTGCATCAGCGTTATAGTATCCGGTAAATGTCTCACCATCCGGGGAAGTTGCTGCAATGCACAGGCACGCTGGCTTAAGCTCGGAAATAATTTTCAGGGATTCTTCCAGCCATTTGGAGTAGGGCTGCTTTGTAATATCGTTCATTTACGCCACCTCCTTACACCCCGAGCCGTGCTTCGATTTCTGCGATATTGCAAAGGGCCTTTTTCGCCGTTTCAAGGTGCTGTTGCAGCGCTTCGCCCATGTCCTGCGGTTCTCCGCTTGTCGGTGCTGTGCAATCCCCCCTCATTTCCAAGAAGCGGCTGATGCCGGTTGTCCGGCATTCGATCTCCCGCAGTGCATAGCCGATTTCGATGATTATTTCCTTGATAGTAGTAGTTCCCCCTCTGACAGCCGTTTCGGGTGCAGGATTGGCGATTGCTCTATTTTCCTTGTAACAAACTTCCATGTTTATTTCTCCTTTCAAAGTTCCGTTACGCCCTTCAGCCTGTAATTTTTGGCTGCGTCTTTCTTGATGCTAAAAGAGCGTTTCGCACGTTCAAAAATTCTTCCTCCGACAGCTTCATCGATGCAAAGAATGTCGTTGATAGTACATTCGCTTGAAATGATGGTGATGAGCTTCGGATTGTTGTACCTGAAATTCAGAATTTCAAATGCGGCGTTCACATCAGCAGCCGTGGGAACCTGTTTTTGCCCATCAGTGGCCTTGCCGGTCTTGAACAAGTCATCAATGTACAGCACATCAACATCCTTGTACTGCTGAATCATACTGCTGTATTCCTCATAGTCTGTGACAGCGTTCTTCAGCTTCACAACATCATCACGCCACAGCATATATTTCACGGATTTCCCACCCATAAGTAATTCCCGGCAGATAGCGGTGCAGATATGTGTTTTGCCTGATCCGCTCTGACCGCCGATGAAAAACCAGCCTTCAGGATTTTTTGCATAGGCAACAGCAGCTTCCTTAATGACCTTCTGCCAATCGTCAGCAGCTTCAAATTTGCCGAAGGTATAATCCTTGATGATGTTCTTCAAGCCGCTGCGCTCCATGCGCTTGATAGTTCTTCTGACGGTCATGCACTTGCAATCCCGCGAAATGGTTGTCCAGCTTCCGTTGTCATTCTGCGCAGCTCGGAGGATCATTCCCTTGTTCTTGCAGACGGGGCAGTTATATCCGTCACTTTCGTTCAGACTACCTTCAGATTCGTTGAAGCTATCTGCTTTGAATTTCTCCATTTCCTCTTGATTGCATGGATCATAGGTATTCCCCATATACTTTTTCAGGATTTCTTGAATCCGATCCACTGCCACCAGCTCCTTTCTTGTCATCGTAGTTGCCATCAAGGACTTTCGCCATGTTGGAATCCTTAATGAGCCAGTCAAATGTAGCTGACCAGTTGCTGCTATTTTTCCCCTTCAGAAAAGACGATGCTTCAGCTTTTTCAAACAGTGTTCTGAAGTCATCAACGGAATAGTTTTTCAGACGGGCTTTAATGGCCTTCTTCCGTGCATCAGATATGGCTTTGACAGAAGGAAAAGAAACACAGACGGAATTAAAGGTGTTCACGATTCCCTTATAATCTATCTTTTCTCTTTCTATTTCTATTTCTTCTTCTTTATCTTCTTCTATATCTGCTGCGTTACTTCCCGTTACTGTAACGTTACACTGAAGAAGTTTTTGCTTTTCACGGTGCTTTGCAACCCTTTTTCTTGTTTGCTCCCTGATCTTGTCCATGCCTTCAATGTTCTGGTATTCCTCCCACCCAGCGATAGAGAAGAAGCCGCTGTCAGTGACGATCATATTCAGCTGCTCCAAAGCATCCAAGGCAAGCCGGACGGTGTTTTCTTCAAAGTCCAGTTCATCAGCAAGCATTTTCGGTGTGTATGGGATGTTCTCCGTCAGAAAGATCATCCCGTTCGCATTGCATCTTCCGGCCATTGTCAGCAGCATCACCCAAATCAGGACGATGTTGTTTCCGTCCGGCAACCGCCGCAGGTGCTTGATTTTGCGGTTGTCAAACATATCCGTTGTGATTTTGATCCACTTAATATCAGCCAAGGATTTCCACCCCGTCCCCGATATCGCAGAACTTGAAGCCGGTACGCAGCTTATGTATTCCGTACTCCGCAAGGAACCACTGGTGCTTCTGATATACGGCAATCACCGTGCCTGTAACAACTCTGCGTAATTCCTTAGCGCCAATGCATTTAATGCCATCCCACGGGTCAAACTGTACCTTCTGGCCGACAGTAACAAGCGTTTTTCTTAGCACATCGCATCACCACCCAAAGAATACTTGGCGTAGCTTGTCCGCTCACCGTAGCGATTCTTACCGCTGACTGTCTCCTTTTCAATGGGAACACCCTGTTTTTTCAGATCACTGATACGGGACGCAAGGCGATAGATGCCGTATTCTGTAATTGCTTCGGCTGATGTGATACTTCCGAAATCCTTCATGTGCCGCAGCACTCGTTCACACTGTGTCATTCGGTTCACCTTCCTTAATTTTGTCTTTGATCCACTCGCAGTACATGAGTGCATCCACAAGTTCTTCCTGAAGGTATTCAATTCGGCTCATAATCGCCGCAGGATTGCTTTCAAGCCCTTGCCCGTATGTTTTCATACCCTTTTCCCGCTGGCGCTCAGAAAGCTTGCAAATGCGTTCCCAATAGGGATTATAAGATTCAGGCTCATATAGATCAGCGCACATCTTATAAAATTTATTGACAGGACTAACAGTGCCACGGCAATGATTGCACGGAAATTCATCATGCTCTTTCGGATCATACTTGCAACCTGTGCAGCCATCGTGTTCAAACATTGTATTCACATCCTTCCCGTGCTGCCGATCCCGCGCCGGTCATCGTTGCCAAGATAATCAACTTCCATCAGGTGGATCATGGGCTGATGTTTGATGATGCGGAACTGACAAATGCGCTCGTTCCTGTGGATGAATGTGTCCTTGACTGCATAGGCTGGGAAGTGCCATTCGTCATTGTCCCCCCGGTAGGATTCATCAATGATTCCGATGCTGTTTGCAAGCAGGATGCCAAGGTTTTTGAAAGTGCTGCTTCTGGGAGCAACCAGCGCTTCATAGCCTTCCGGCAGCTCCATAGCAACGCCCAGCGGTATCAACTTGAATTGTCCTCCGGTCATGCTTACATCTTCAGCAGCACGAAGGTCAATCCAGTCACCTGTGTTGAAGCGTTCGATTTTCTGAATATCTCGCAGATAGCGAATTCTGATTTTTTCCATTGATAATTTTCCTTTCGAACTATTGGATTTCACGGATTTCCACGCCTATGTAATCTTCATCGTGAAAATAGTGGCTGACACCTTTGACACAGCGGCGGTTATCATCCTCAATGACACGGCCTTTCATTGCGTCCACGATCATCTTTCCCATGATTGCGTGATTGTCGATGTCAAGTCGGTCATTCCATCGGAAGGTGATGACAACAGGCCACTTGAAGGGATCACGCCGGACATTCTGGCTGTTCATGCAGGAACGAACCATCATGTGCCAGAATTCAGCGTCACGCTTTCGCCGTGACCAGTGCTTTCCGGCATAGTAGGCGTTCATGCCGTATTCCTTCGCCCATTGTTTCTGCCCAGCTTTGCTTTGCGGGTAGGGGATTTTGAATTTCTCTCCCAGATATTTGTTCATTCAAATCCAACTCCTAATCGCTTAATCTAACTGGAAGAACCAACTTGATATCGTTTTTATTGGTTTTGATGATAACCGGCGAAGTGGGGCTTCTGAATTCAAGCACAACTGGGTTTTTGTATACACCACCAACGGAAATTCTTGCTGCTTCCAATGCCTTCATCAGATATTCCCCGTTGAAGCCGATTCTGAATGTTGGATCACCATCCGGCAAAACTTTTTGCCAGTCCAAAAAATCACCGGTTGGCTGCTTATATCCGAACACAAACCCGTTACATCTGAACAATGCTTCATCTTCTTCCAGTTCGATTTCCACTTCTGCTTTTCTGGGCAATTTGACATTGCTTTTCACATAAATGGTGAAATCTTCTTCGCTTTTGCACACTGCGTGTTCGACAGAAAGCTTGTAGCCATCAACTGCAACCGCAATCACTTCATCATCGCTGGAATGAAATTCAAGCCTGATGAACTGATGCACAACTTTGCTCCCGTACTTCTGAACAAAGCCCTTAGTTGCATCAATCAAACGATTGAATACATCTGTTGTCATAGTTGCCTTTTTCATTTCGTCACCCCCCATCAGAGATCACACCGACCGGAAGGATTCTTGCTGTGCGTCATAGGGCAAATGCCGCCGTGGTATCGCTCCAAGCAGCGCTTGCAGAACGCCTTGTGGCTGTCCTTCTGATAGTTGGTAGTGGGATTGACAACGGGCTTATGATAGCCGGTCTGATGGTTGGTCTTGGTCTTGTTCATGTTTTACATCCTTTCAGAACGGCAGATCGCCGTCATCTTCGTCAATCTCTGTGAAGCCTTGCGCCGGTTCCGCATAGCCGCCGGAATCGGCAGACCGCTTGCTTTCACAGAATTCGTGGTGTTCGACAATGATTTCAGTCACATAGACTTTTTTGCCGTCCTTGTCGTCATAGGTTCTGGTCTGAATACGGCCTTCAAGGGCAATCTTCATGCCTTTGTGGAGGTATCTTTGGCAAAACTCGCCGTTTTTGCCCCAAGCAACGCAGTTGATGAAGTCTGCTTCCTGCTGACCGTCAGACTTGAAAGGCCTGTCCACCGCCAAGCGATAGGAAGCAACACACTTGCCGGACTGCGTGCGCCGGATGTCGGGATCAGCCGTCAAGCGGCCAATCAGAATTACTTTGTTCACTGACCTTCACCCCCGAACAAAGCCGCCTGAATGTCGTTCTGTTCGCTGGTTGCCTGTTCAGGCTCGGAAGGCTGCTCCATGACGATGACATCAGGGTCATTGTCAACATAGTCCTTCGTGCCGTCCTCGTTGATGACGGCCATATCAGCATCAATGGCAGAAGCCATGTCGATTGACATGATGCCCCACTTGCTTATAAGCTGCCGCAGCATGGTCTTGTATGCCATGCCGTCAAAGTCCTTTGACCAGAAGGTGTAAGCCGTGCCTTTCTTCTTGTCATTTTTATAGCCCTGACTGTATTTAAGGGCGTGGGCTTCCATCTTCTTTTTGCTCCAATACAGCGCCTTTCTGAAACCGTTGGTATACTCGAACATTGCATAGTAGCCGATGGTTTCAGCCGCTTCACGCTGTTCTTCATCCTCGATCAGCTTGACTTCGATTTCCTCATTCAGAGGATCGAACTTGACCAGCTCCCCGGCCTTGATTGCAAGGACATTCAGCTTCTTGTACTGGCCGGAACGGATAGCAAGCTGTATGTAGCCCTTATAGCCAAGCTGGAACTGCGCCACCTTGCCGCGCTCCTTGTCGTTGAAGGGAACCATGTAATATTGTCCAAGCTGGGGAGAAGGGGACAGCTTCAAGCTTTCGCCCAGCAGAGCAGCGGAAAGGATGCTCTGATTTGTGCATTCCTGAAGCGCCGGATTTGTCTGCACCGCAGACACGACAGCAGAAATGAACCGCTGGCCGTCCTTGCCGCCGATGACCTGATTGATACGCTGCTTGACCGCATCGCCTGTGAGATAGGAACCGATGCCAAGCCGCTTCTGAGACTTCTGAAGTGAATTATTGACTGCCATTGTCATTCATCCTTTCTTATATAGCCTTATATCTGATGCCGTTGTTTCTGAGCCAAGCGCCCAGCGCCTTTGCTTCGTCAGCGGAAAGAAGCGCCTGAAAACCAATCCACTGGCGGGAAGGTTCTGGCTTCTCAGTGCTTGCGATTGCCTTTCCGACTTCCAATGCCGGTTCATCTTCAAATGTGGTTGCAGGGCTGGAAGCAGCCGCCTTTTCAGCCGCTTCCCATGCCGCCTTCTTTTCAGCCTGTTCTTGGAGCCTGTGGGCTTCGCTGACGGCTTTTGCAAGGTCAAGGGTATCAACGTAGCACTCCCGCGCTTCAAACGCATAGGACGGCAGAGAAGCGATAACAGCAAGGTCTTTCACAACCTGATCCAGCTTTGCATCAATGGCTTCCTGAATGGACTTCATGGAAACAGAAGCATTCAGCCACTTGTCATCAACCACAAGCCGATGATTCAACGGGACAGACGGAAGCTTTGCGGCAAGAGCAATGCCGAAGTATTCAAGAATCGCATCCAGCTTTTCTGCCTTCTTCTTTTCGTCAAACTCCCTAACCTGCTTGTCCACGACAGACACCGAATTATCAATGATCTTGACAAGTTCGGAAATCTGTGCCTTGAAGGTGTTGAACGGCTGCATATACTCTTTTTCCTGCCGGATGCGTTCATCATTCAAGGCTTTCTTCAGCTTGTTCAGTGCCGCCCTGTCTGCCTTGGCTTCCTTCACCTGATCTTCCGTGTAGACCATAGTTTCATAAACAGACACCTTGTGAAGCAGCTCTGACTTCAGTTCTTCATAGTTGAAAGTTATCGGTGCCGGAAGCACCACTTCACTGATTTTCAGTTCCATTTGTTTCTCCTTCTTAAATTTCCGGCAGCAGAAGCGCCGGTTTCTTTTTGGCTTGAACGTTTTTCCAGAAGTCAGCTTCTTTCTGCATCAGGTATGCAATATCTTCCTGAACATCCGAACGTTCAATTTTGTAGTGCTTCGTCTGAAGCATGATGTCACCGCCCTGAAATTCGTACTTCAGTTGAGCCTTCAGAACGGCAAAATCAAATTCTGTGACCATCAGATAATGGAGTACCTGTATGTAGTAGTTATCCGGGATTCTGTGATCCCACTTTTCTTTCTGCATACTCTGAAGGATGTTGGTGGTCTTGATTTCAAGAATGCCCTTCCTGCCGTCCTGATCCGTCAGCCATCCATCAAGGGACGCATGGGCAAAAGGAAAAGCATCATTCAGCCAGAGATTGTTTTCCGCATAGCCCACTTCGTATTCAGGGAAGTCCAGCGCAAACAGTTCCCGCAGATAGCTTTCAGCAGCGTGACCATACTTCACATACGGTTTTTCGCTTATATCTTCCGGTGTAACAATGCCGGTCTTTTCCTGCCACAGTTCAAGATTGGACTTGTACGGATTCAAGCCAAGAACTGCCGCCGCGTCAGAACCGCCGATATAATGTGACCGTGCTTCAAGCCATTCATCGTGGCCGGACAGGATTTTCATTTCTATCAAGGCTTTCACTCCTTCTAAGATTGCAGCAATCTTCCTTATTGTGATTTACTGCTTCTTTCCAATATTCGTAATGTTCCGATACATCCTCGCAGACGGACACTTCATCAAAGCCGGTGACTTTCGCAAGGTATTCGATTTTCTTTTCAAGCGGCAAGTGCTGATAGCCGGATTGCTTAACGGTGTAATCCGAATAGTCCAGCGGCAACCATTTCTTGATCCAGTGGTTCACCCGCAGGAATTCAACAATGACCTTGTTGCACTTGATACTGTTCAGCCGGTCAAAGTCCACGAACTGCGGCAGAAATGGCGAAAGCCTGACAGACACATCAAACCCGGATGCATACAGCGTTTCAATGGCCTTGATTCTGCGTTCTGTGGAAACGGCCTTTTCACAGGGAATCCATGTCGTGCTGATCTGAATGTGTGCAAGCTGCTTGTCCAGAATGTTCATGTATTCACACACCAAGTCAGACTTTGTGACAATCAGATAGCCGATGCCGTACTTGTTCAGCAGCTCCACCGTGCCTTTGGTCACTTGCTCCCGGCGTTCCAGTGGCTGGAAGCAATCCGTCATGCCGCCAAGTCGGATGATCGTTCCCGGTTCCAACTTCGCAATCTTGCGCTCAATCTTCGCCAGACTTGCAACGGACGGTTCCACAGCGTCCCACAAGCCCCGGAAATTCAGCAGAGACTTTGCATAGCAGTAAGAACAATCGTGGGCGCATCCGCAGCCGTATGTATCAAGCCGCTTGTTGTAGTGGCATTTGCCGCCTTCGTTGCCGGTGACTTCTTTGTAAAAGCTCTTGAACTCTTTCATTGCCAAACCTCCAAAAACTTTGAGATTTAGCAGATTCGGGGCCGACCGTGGCACTAATACAGAATGTCATAAGGTTTTTCGCAGATTTCAACAATGTGCTGGCACAGGGCGGGAGGAATCTTTGACCTTTCCATACTGTTCTTCAGCGCACTTGTTCCACCACGGGGAAGGATGATACCCATTTGCTTTGCCTTCCTGATAGTTGCCCCTCTTGGTGATCTTTCGTGGCAAGGATCACCGTTTTTGCAGATGGGCTTGAACTGCGGGTCAGGATGGTTTGTCCAAATGTCGGTGGGCTTCATCCGTGTATCACCGTACTGGCAATATGTAACGGTGTAGCGGGGAAGTCCCTGCATCCAGGTCATCTTTCTCATGCCGCCACGGGGATTCTCAATGAAGTAGAACCGTGGCCGCAGCTCCTTGATAAGTTGCAAAACATGCTGATCGACCGCATCACAGAACCTTGCGTATTCGCTGACGGGATCGAGATTGCCGGTAACGGCGTTCTTGCGCCGGTGATGACTGATTGCCGCAATGCTGAATGTCGTGCAGTCCGGGCTTGCCCATATAACATCCGGTCTGCCGAACCGCCGAATGATGTCATCAGCCGTGACCGTCATGATGTCGGCATACAGGTCAATGTTTTCAAAGTGCTTGTCCCACTCGACAGAAAACACTTCGTGACCGTGGGCTTCAAAGGCCTTGCCGATGCTTCGCGTCCCGGCGAAAAGTTCAAGAACCTTCATTCTATGTAATCCTCCGTACATTTCTTGTGATTTGCTTCAAGGCAGTCCGTGCAGATAAGTTCGCCGTTCATCTCCCAGCAATCTTCATCTTGGATATGTTCGCCGCACTCATAGCACACAGGCCGCCTTGCAAGCCACGCTTCTTGCCGCCGTTCGTGGTGTTCCCACTCGCTGTAATTGTCAGGGCCGGTCATCTGTCAATCACCACCTATTGCTTGGATGTATTCCATGTGCTGCTCATAGCTCACGGGCTGCTCTGCCGGATGCTCTACCCATGCCCGGAACATCATCACAAGCACCGCCGCCCACAGCAGCACCATCGGGGCCGTCAAGCAAGCGTCCTTAAAGGCCCGCTTGCGCTGGTTTCTCGTTTTTGCTCTCTTCATTGGTTCTTTTTCTCCTTCGTTGTTCTTGTTCGATCAGCACCGCCGCAGCGGCAGCTTCGATGACCTTCATGCGCCTGGCTCTTTCTTCGTCCGTCAGGATTGGTTGGTAGACATACGCCGTCAGACCTGGAAACTTGAAAACCCTCGGTTCACCATAGACATCCTGACTTTGACTTTTCACAAAAACACTCCCTTTCTGTTATGATTTAACCTATTCGGTCATTGGTTGTCCGAATGCTGGTTATTCCTCCGGTATGTCCCTGAACAGCAGCTCCAGCGTGTCCAGCGTCCAGCCCTCGGCCATCAGCGCCTTGCCGCGCTTTTCCAGCCAGCGCAGATCAGCAAGGTATTTCCGCTTGCGGTACAAAAGCCGCTGCTCCTTCTGTGCCAGCTTCACAGCGCCCGTTTTCTTCAGACGCTCGATCTCTGCGTCAACCAGTTCTTCCGGCGTGATTTTCCTTGACATCGCTTGTCCTCCAATTAAGAAATCTTAACTTTTTTCGTAAAAAAATATTCTGCGTTTTCCGAAAGGGGGATTCCAAGGACTTCACACGCCTTTGCAATCTCAGAAATTTTCCATTCAAGTTTCCCGTTCAAGCGTTGGCTAAGAGAAACAGTGTTCATTCCGATTGCTTCAGCGAAGGCTTCCTGCGTCCCGTACACCTCGCGGATTTTACCGCGCAGCTTTGCATAGCTCATTTACATCATTCCTTTCTTATGTATTGACCCTGACAGGAAGAACAGCCAAGTTCCTAACAAGCAATTTCCGGGTGGTCGTAACTTTTACATGGGGATTGATACCCAATACCCAGAGCCATAAAGCGGGAACGCTCATGTTGTCGCTGTTGACCTGCCATCATCAGTGCCGGGCGGTCATCCCCGGCAGACGGCCTTTTCAGACCGTTTCGGCCTTTTCTGTTTGCCAGCGTGTTTTCCAGTCACCAGCTTTGTATAATTCACAGCGTTCCATGTCTGGCCGCCGTACTTTATCGGACTGCGTTTTGCTTCTCACCACCACGCAGCAGTAGCCGCTTCCTTCGGGCTGGCTTTTTACTTCATCCAGCCACTTACAACCGTGACAGTTCATTCGGCACACCCTCAAATTTCAAGCCAGTCCATCAGATGTTCCGCTTCGCTCTTGTCCTGTCGCTCGGTGAAACCGGCTTCATGCAGCGCAAGGATAATATCACGGCGGCAGTTTTTCGGAATGTCGCTATCACTGCACAGCCAGATCACAGTTGCGATCTGCTCAATACCAGCGCCCTGTTCGTTCATTTCAAACAGCTTGCTGTATTGGCTATTTGTTCCGCAGGTAAACCAATCGTGTTTGATACAAAGGCTGCGGAGTTTGTCATTGTCAATCCGTCCGTCTCTGGTTTCATAATCAAAAAGCTTCATTTCAATTTCCTCCTGCCTGTCGTCCACAATTAAGTTTTCTTAACTCATGGCATTATTATACTGCAATAATATCAAAAGTCAAGAGGATTTTTTAAGAAAACTTAATCTTTCTTTCTTTGGGCAAAAAAATAGTTGCCTTTTCTTAATTACGGTGCTATTATCAGGTTGAGAAAGGGGTGATGATGTGAAAAGTCAATACGAAAGAATTTCCAGTCCGTCCGAAAGACTGAAAGAAGCTCTTAATATTAGAGGAATGAAGGCTTCTGAATTGTCAGAACGGTCAGGTATCAATAAGCCGTCAATAAGCTGTTACTTGTCTGGGAGGTATGAGCCAAAACAAGAAGCTCTATATAAGATGGGAAGGGTTCTTGATGTGGCAGAAATGTGGCTTGCTGGCTATGATATACCGATGGACAGGCCACAAGAACAAAAAAATAACGATGCCATTTCTGACATCGTTCTAAAATTACGCAGTGATGAAGAGTTTCTATCTATTGTGCTTAAAATCAGTAAGATGGATTCCGAAAAGCGAAAAAGCCTAAATTCTTTTCTGGATTAAATGCCTGTGGATGCTTTGAGCATGATTTGATAAACAAGGTCTAATAGTTCGACATCATTGCATCTTTCTAATAGTTTGACAATTTCGCGTATGTATGTTGACTTATCCATTTTAGACATCCTTTCATCAGAGGGGAACTAATGTTCTTCGGGTTAATTTTACGAAATTGCAACAAAATTTGAAACCAGAAACAAATGCCATTTTTGGAAAAGGTTGCCCGGCCACCGTGCCACCGAATGACCGGGCGTGTAGCAGCTTGTGAGTTGCAGCCCCTCACCTGCTATGGTTACATAATAGAGCGAATTTTCATAAAAAGTAAACACTCAAACCGGGATAATCTATGTTACAGACGAATTAAACGATGTAAGGAAAGGATAACGGGAGATTTTTATGGAAAAGCAGACTATTATTCAACAAATTCAGCCACAATGCGACAACCTTTATAAGAACATCAAGGACGCAGCGATGACGCAGCATAGGACGCACCGTGAGATTGTGGAGCATACAGGCGTTCCCAGGTCTACCGTTGCAAAGTTTCTGTCCGGGGCACTGGCAAGCCCCAGCGTGTTTTATATCGCCGCCCTGTGCAAGTATCTCAATCTTTCTATGGATGGACTGTTTGACACAGAGCCGCAGAGTGAGCGGGAAGCGGGGGAGAACGCCGACCTTCAGGCCAAGCTAAACAGCGCAGAACAGCAGATAAAGCACTTGAACGAAAAGTGCGGGATGCTTGAAGCCGGAATCAGGGAGCGAAAGCCCGTTATTTATGGGCTGGCTGGCCTGTGCATATTCCTGTCTGTCGCTTTGTGTGGATATATCGCGCTGGATATAAGCGACATGGAACATGGTTTTTTTACTGAGAATGGCCTTTCCGTCATGGGTGGTGTACTGTGCATTTTTCTTGTGTCCGTTGTCCTCGCGCTGTTGCACTTTGCCGCAAAGGCCAAAAGAAAGAAGGATAATGAGAAAGACAACTTAATATAATCAAACCATAACCTAAGAAAGAAGTTGATTTTTTGTATTATCAACCGAAGATAGATTTCAAGCCCGAAGAAGTCATTGACTATTTGAGAAAGTCCCGGTCAGATGATCCGCTGCTGACTGTTGAAGAAGTGCTGTCAAAACATGAAGCCATGCTGGACGAATGGGCTGAAAAGCACCTCGGCGCTGTCGTGCCGGAAGAAAATAAATATAGGGAAGTTGTGTCCGGCGAAACCATAGCCGAACGCCCGGAGATCAACCGCGTTCTGCGCCTGATAGAATCGCCACGATACAAGGCCGTGGCCGTGGTGGAGCCGCAGCGTCTGACCCGTGGTGACTTGGAGGATATAGGCCGCTTGATGAAGCTGCTGAAGCACACCAACACGCTTGTCATCACGCCACAGCGCATTTATGATCTGCGCGATGAATACGACTGGGACGCTTTTGAAAGGGAACTGAAGCGCGGAAACGACTACCTTGAATATACGAAGAAGATTTTGAATCGTGGCCGTTTGCTGTCCGTCAGCCAAGGAAACTATGTCGGAAATACTGCGCCATACGGCTATGACAAAACCTTTATCACAGAAGGGAAGCGGAAGTGTCCTATCCTTGTACCGAACAAAGAAGAAGCAGATGTTGTCCGCATGATGTTTGATCTGTACGTCAATAAAGACATGGGCTGTACAACCATCTGCAAGAAATTTGATGAAATGGGCATTAAGCCGCCGAAAGGTGAACATTGGTCTGCGGCAGCAATGACAAAAATGCTGGAAAACATTCACTACATCGGAAAGGTCAAATGGAATCACAGAAAAACTCTGACCATAGTTGAAGAAGGGGAGTTCAGGAAAACAAGGCCGGTTGCAAAAGTGGGCGAATATCTGATCTACGATGGGAAGCATGAAGCCATTGTCCCTGAAGAACTTTTCAACGCCGCCCAAGCGAAGAAGGGAAGAAACACCCGTCAGAAACCGAATACGAAAATCAGAAACCCGTTTGCCGGTCTGATCTGGTGCAAATGTGGCCGTGCAATGTCTCTGCGGACATACAGCGCACATAATTCAGCACCGCGCCTTTTGTGTGATGGACAAACATACTGCAAAACCGGTTCTTGCCTTTATACAGAAATGGAAGAACGTGTGAGCGCGATTCTTGCCGATTGTATCAGGGATTTTCAAGTCAGATTGAAAAACAATGAGGGCGATTCAGTCAAGCTGCATATGCGGCTTATCAACAATCTGGAAGCCAAGCAAAAAGAGCTTGAAGCAAAGGAACTGGCTCAATGGGAAGCGCAAGCCGATCCTGATCCGGCAAAGCGGATGCCGCCGCACATCTTCCAGAAGCTCAATGAAAAGCTATTGAAGGAGAAGGAAGAAGTCAGACAGGCGCTTTGCAAGGCTTACGAATCCATGCCTGAACCTGTCGATTACGAAGAAAAGATAGCGCAATTTACCGAAGCGCTCAACGCTCTGCATAATCCAGACGTGGACGCAGCAACAAAAAACAGGCTCCTGAAAGCCTGTATCGAACGCATTGAATATCATAGGGATGCACCGCAGAGAATACGCAGTAAACAAGTGCGTTACTACGACAAGGAACAGAAGCGCACTCGCAACAAGTCACCTCTAAACACCGGGGGGAACTGGACTTCGCCGGAGATCGTGCTTGATGTTAAACTAAGGGTGTGATTTTTTGCACCCACCATTTCCATCAGTTGTGTGCGGATTCAACCGCGCATGACTGATGGATATAGTTAAACCAAGCCGGAAAAAGCCTTATATATCAACGGAAAGGAAGAACGGAATGAATACATTAGGATTGCTTGAAACGCTGTTGGTTGCCAATATGATAACTGCGGAGGAATACAAGGAAAGAAAAGCGGTGTATGTTGAATCGCTGCTTGAGCTGTACTGTTTGGGGATTATAACACAAGAACAGATGAATGAAAAGCTGAATAACTAAAATCAGGGGAAGGGCAATTTGCCTTTCCCTTTTTATTTTGGGGGCTTGTTTTCTGCGCTGACGCGTTGTAGAATATTGCCAGATTTCAAGTGACAATACTATAAAGGGGGAAACACCGTATGATTGTTGAAGTCAAGGAAACCACCTACAAGGGATTCAAAATTGAGCTTGTGGAAAATAAGGGCTGGAAAATCATCCTTGGCGATGACGCATACCTTTTCCCAAACTTTGAGGAAGCGCGGGTTGCAGTTGATGTTTTTTACCGTGATGTAATTCCGAAGTATCACGGGAAAAGAATGAAGCGTGTTTAAGGTGGTGCTGTCATGGGATTATTTGATGTTTTCAAGAAAATAAAACAAGTTGAACCTGCTCCGAAAGATAAATTCCACAATTCACTTGGGGAAGATATGCGGCACTTGACATCAGACGGCGATCTCCCTTGGGGATGGTATACCGCCAACGCAGACTTTACGGGCAGAATTGGGACAGAGTACAACTATTTTTTCAATGCTTGGTATGAAAGCCGGGACAAATCTCCGCGTGAAACTTATGCAGCTTTGAAGTCATTTGTTTTGTACATGAACGATGCAAAGAAACTCTGCCATGATATGGGGGAGTGCTTTGAATATTGGTTAGATGAATGCTTTACTGATGACTATTTAAGTGAACGAACAGATGAACTTAATTACCTCGAACAGCACTTGCAAATGCTTGAAGCAGATTACGAAAAGAAAATATGGTTTGAAAACAATGTTTTGCCCAGTCTTGAAAAAGATTTGTTGGCTATCGTCAAGGAGAATCCCGGTGTTTTGCAGAAAGACATTTACAAGATGTTTGACCCGATGGCAAGAAGTTACATTCAAGAAAAACTGTATTTCTGTGAAAAATCAGGTTCAATCATTCGTGAAAAAAGCGGAAACACATACAAGCTCTTTGTGAAATAAAAAGAAGGGGAAGGCCGTGAAGCCTTCCCCTTTGCGTTAGACGATGAATGAAATGTCGATTGGTAGCCATGTATTGTTTACAGCGTCAGCCCATGCAGAGCCGTTTCTATACCGGGCGAAACGCACAAGCCCCGCAGCAGTAACGGTGCAAAGCCAAATTGCCGTTCCGCTGCCCTGACAAATGAAATTGCCCTGTATTTCCGGCCTGTACCCCTCCGGCAGTGTTGTGATGGTCACATTGTCCGTGCCGCCCGTCAAGGTTGCCTTCGGTGTGACAACGCCCTTCAAATAGACAACGCCGCCGACCTTCCTATATCGCAATGTGTTTCCAGCGTTTGCGGCGTATGTTTCAAAGTCGCTTGTGAGCTTTGCCGTTATCCATCCGGGATTTTCCGTTATTGAATACCCGTTGCGGAAGATGACCGGAAGGCCAAATTCAATGCCTTCCGTAAGCTCTGACACCTTGCCAAAGGCAAGGCCGCGCCCGGAAGCATTAAAGTCCAGCAGCGTGAACGCCGTGGGTATCTCCACGGTTTTCCTGATTGTGGTGAAATAATCTGTCACCGATAGCCTGACATCATAGGCAGAATCAACATTCAAGTCGGCGGCGGTTATCAGTGTGGTTGATAGGGTATAGCCAGTACCTTCCTTCAGCTTTATCCATGTGCTTGATGCCCTTGCTTTGTATTCCAGAACATATTTGCTTGTGTTTTGGTTTGAAACAGGTGAGATATTGAAGCCAAAGCCAATTTTACCGTGCGTACCGTCATAGTTTTCCGTACCGTCTGCCAAACATCTTACAGCAGATACGCCCCTGATGACCGGCGCGGCGTAGGCAATGACCGTCAGCGTTTTGGTAGTCTTGGCTGTGCGCCCTCTGCTGTCTGTGACGGTAACTGTCACGGCCTTTGTGCCGCTGGACAGTGTGCCGGTGATAGGGGATGCCCCGGAATAAGTCTTTCCGTCCACGGTGGTCTTGTACGCCTTGATGGTGGAGCCGTAAGCCCCAGCCGCCACAATGCCGATCTTGACCTTCGATTTTCCCTGCACAAATGCGCCAAAATTCGCGGCAAGGCCGGAAACTGTTTCCGTCATGGAAACGGCTGAAATGGTAGGCACAATAGCCGCCGGGACACTGGCCTTGAAGGAAACCGTCTTTGTGCCTATCAGCGTACTGCCGTTATAGGTCTTACAGGTAACGGTGCAAGTGCCGGATGTGCCGGACGGAATCTGACTTGCAAGGGAAAGCGGAACATCCCAAGCCTTGCTCGTACCAAGGCCGCTGCCAATCGTGCCGGTTGCGTTGCCGAACTTATACGTCAGCGTGTGCGTGAAGGCGCTTGCCGCCCTCGGCATATTGATTGTGATACTCGATCCCATGTTGACACTGCTTGCTGACAGTGTGGGCGTGGTTGCCCGTGGAATGGTATCAAATGTGCCGCTGCCGGTTGCCGTAACATCGCCATAGTATGTGCCGCCCAGCGTGACCTTGATCCCGATGGTAGACGCAAAAGCACAAGCCTTGCTTCCGTCTGCGTTATGTGCTACGGTAACGGTTTTTGTGAATAGCGTTTTCGTCTGATTGCCGGACAGCGCCGCAGAAAACGAAAATGTGTATTTCGTCCCGTTGATGGTCAGACTGCCGCTTTTGCTTGTGCTGCTGTTGATGGTATAGCTTGTACCGGTTGAGACAAGCTGCACCTTAACCGTGACGCTGGATGTGTTGTTTGCCACGGACTGACTGCCAACTGTCCAAACGATTTTCATTTGATAGCCTGTCCGAATTGCCTTTGTAATCGTTCCAGTTTTCGCCATATCAATCACCCACCTTCTTGAAACTCAAATTGTTATTTGCCCTCGGAATGAAAGCAAAGTTTCCAAGCTGAAGGGAATGGAGAAAATGGCCGTCTGTCACATACAGCTTATTGTCGGAGAAATAAGCCACTTCAACAGCGTCCTGAAGGAAGGATATGCGGTCATTGCTGATTTTCAATTCCAGTTCATTCCCGACTTGTCCCAGCAGAATGGAGCCGTCTACAAAACGGATGTATTTCCGGATTTCTTCAAACTCTGCATCCGTACCCGCTGCCACCGCTTCAATGTCGGCGTTAAATTGGTTGAACTGGATTTCCACGCTTTCCTTCGTCTGCTCAATCTCTGTGCTGACAGAGGAAACAAGCGCGTCCGTCTGATCTTTCAGGTAGTAGTTTTCAGCGACAACGGATTTGATGTTTTCCTCTGATACCTGCAAAGACGCAAGCAAATTCTGTTCCACGTTGTAAATGGCCGTAGAAGCCGTTTTGGACGCATTTTCTATTTGCAGTATAATTTCACCCTGCGCCCCGGAAACGCCAGCCAGCGCCCCGGAAATGCCCAAGAACACCCCACCGAGCGTCAACTTGTTCGCTCCGGGTTCTAACAGCTTCAAAGACAGCTTTGAAACAAGAAAATTCTGCCCTATGCCGTGCGGGTTACTCTCAACTTTGACGTAAGTGCCAAGATGGAAATTGCCGAAGGAATCGTCTACGGTTGCCAAGTCAGCCGCCGTCAGTTCGATGGTTTCAGGCTGGTTGACAAGACCGTCCAAATATGCGTTGCCCTTTGTCAGTAGGTTTGCCGCTTCCGTTACGTCATCCCATGTATGCGTTGCGAAGATAAGGCCGTACCTGTCAGCGGCTTCTTCGTCAACGATGTAATCAAGGCCGTCATTGACGGAAGCGATTGTCAGGCGGTTGTCTGCGTCCTTGCCTTCATCGTCCTTCAGCTTCGCCCCCAGCGGGATCAGAGCCGTTGCAATGTCCGCGCCCTTCCTGATCCGCTTCAGGTCAAGCAGATTCTTTCCGAATGTGATCTTCTGCGGAGAAAGCAGCGTGAAGTCTTGCAGATAATCAATGTAGTTGATATAGCCTTCATGCCGGATGACGATATAGCCGCCCAGCAGGTCAATCAGCTTCTTTTGCAGCTCTGTCCAAGTATCAACATAGTCGATGTTTGACCGGACGATATAATCATTCGGGTCAGTGACCGTGACATTTCCGACAGTGAACCATTTTGCTTCCTCCACTTGCGCATTGTGGTTATCAATCAGCAGGTTTAAGAAACCGGAAATCGTCCCGGAATAGTCGTATGGTCTTTGTACGCTGTCCAGAAGGAAAGCAAGCTCACCTTCGCAGATGACACGCTTTTCGTTGTAAAACCCAATTTCATCATCCAGCACACGACCACGGAAAATCAGATAATCGTCTTGGTAGACCGTGATGATCGACCGCAGCTTTTTTATAGCGTTGTACTGTGGATGATCGGGATAAAGTGTGAATAAGAAGCTGCCGGTCTTGTTCAGCTCCAATTCAACGGAAGGGCTGAAGATTTTCAGGCTTCCCAAGCTGCTGTTATACAGCGTCAGGCCGTCACAATATACACGATACACAGAAGCACCCCCTTACAAAGCTGCTTCCTGATAGGAAAACGTGATGTTTCCTGTACCTGTGACGGAAACAGTGTTTTCCCCGGCCTTCAGTTCCAGTTCCGGCAATGTGTAGCTTCCACCGCCCAAATCCCACACGTTGTATGTGTTATAGACGATATGCAGGGCGCTGTCAGCTTCAATTAGCACTTCCGGCACAACACGCTTTCGGAGATTGGGCAGGAAAAGGGTGCTTTCGCCGCTGACGGTCTGCGTGATAACCGTTTTTGCTGCCTTGTACTTCCACGGCTCACAATCACACTCCACAGCAATTTTCCCAATGTTTTTTTCGCTGGTGAACGAAGATACAAAGCACCTGCCGACATAGTAAAAAAGCGAATCATCATCAAGGACAATCCGCAGTTTTTTACCATGTATCGCGTTTTTGATTGTTGAAAACAGTGTAAGAAATTCGCTTTGTGGCACGATGGTTGAAAACTGAAATTTGTGGGTGCAGTCCTCATATTTCGGCTCACCGAAAAATTCAGTAAGGTCAATGGAACCGTCTGCACCTTCCACATCAATTTTCAGCGTTTTGGTTTTCGGGGCTGCAATCTCTTTTGAAGTCATAATCAGGCTAAAATCATCATAGCTGTGATATGTTCCAAAAGTGACCCCTTTCATTTTGCACCGCCTTTCTTATCCTAAGCTGTCCGTTTCCAAGCATACACCGTCAGATATGGCGGCATATTGTTATGCGCCTTCCCGCCGCCGGTCGCACCGGTCGCCGTGTTGCGGCTGATGTCGAAGTCCGCCGGTGCGTAGGGGTAATATCTCCCGCTTCCGCTCTGCGATCCCATGTCGCCTATGGCGAACGCCTTCTGACTGTTGGTGATAAAGCCGTAGTACCCTGCTTGATTGGCCGGATTGTGCGTATGGCTCGGCATCTCATTTGCGGTCAGTGTATGCGCTGCTTCTCCGCCGCTGGCCCCAGCTGCGTATGTATCACCCGCAGCCAACAGGAATACATCCTTTATGCGTTCCCACGTCCCGCCGCCAAAAAGATCGGCCGGGTCGGTGGCCGCAGTAGAGATATATACACTCCCCACCGGATGAGCATAATCCAGCAGCGTCGTCCCTCCTACCACCAGTGTACCGTCTATCTGTACATCCCTATCAAAATAAGCGTCCAGCCCCACTTGAATTGCGTTTGCCTTGTCACAGAGACGGCCCAGCCCAACAGATAGCAGATGCTTTGCCAGATGGTAAAGGGCATACGCTGCCGGGAGGTCACGCAACGTGGAACCAATGCTTTCAAATGCATCGGTTGCCACAACTCGCACTTCGTAGCGCTTGCTTTTGTCTGCGGCAAACACGGCAGAAATATCAGCAGGATCGTAGTTTCCCGCCGCCGGTCGGCCTGCCGTAGTCCAATCTTCAGCGCCGACTTCCCTATACTGCACCGCATATGCTGCGGTGTTTTTGGCAGAAAGCGAAGTAATGGCCCCGGAGAAAGTCACCTTGCCATAAGGGCCAGCCCGGTTTGCTGTTCCGTTGGCATTGCAACGGGCGGCAGAAATAGCAGTGATTGCCGGTTTGCTATAAGAAAGGACAGTGATGCTTTGTGTCTTTGTAGTCGTGCGTCCACGGCTATCTGTAACGGCACAAGAAACAGTCAGTTCGCCGGAATCGGGCAAATAGTCCGTTGTCCCACTGGCCGATGTAGCAGCGTAGATGCCGCCAACCTTGATACTGTATGACTTGATAGTGCTGCCTTGCGCCCCGGATGCGGTGATATCTACCTTGACCTTGCTACGCAGCTGAACATATCCACCATAGGTGTCGGACACTCCTGTTGGATCGCTGATTGCAACAGACATGTCCGGAACCACGGTTGACGGCACGGCAAGCTTAACAGCCGTTGACCACGCCCCAACATAGGTGCTGCCGTTGTACGTCTTGACCGTGAGTGTGAGCGCCACAGTCTCTGCGTTTGGCGCTTGCTGTGCCAGAGACACAGGCGGTGCGTTCCAACTGTACGATGTGCCTACATTTTCGGCAATCAGTTGATCCTTGACGCTGCCGCAGGTGTAATAGAGTTTGTGCGTAAAGCTGCTGCTGGCCCGCTTGATGGTGATGGTCAAGGTTTCCCCCAGCGTGGAGCCGCTTGTGGTGGCCGTGGACGCTCTTGGAATGGTGGTCAGCGTCACCGTCTCCGACAAGGACAAATGGCGTGGCGTGTAGGAGCTGTCAAAGCCACAGTCCCACTCTGCTGTCAGCGCAATGCTTTTCGTGCCGTCTGCATTATGGCTGACTGTAATAGTCTTGCTGCCCAGTTTGTACCATCCGGTGGAACTGTAATTATACGGATTCCAGCGTTTTTCGCCCTGAAGTGTATAATACGCTTCGCCGCTGCTCTCGTTCTGGGAATATCCGGTTCCGTCATATACCCACAAATCAAGGCTTAATGTGCTTTTGTTGTCTGCGATAGACTGGCCTGTGATTGACCAGTCCAAACGCAAGCGCCAACCTTTGGTAGTACTGCTGTAAATGGATGCCATGTTCTCAACTCCTGTCAGCTGGCGATTACATCGCCGTTTTCGTCCTCCGTCCAAACCACGTTTCCGATGCAGAGGATAGATACCTTGATACGCATTGCTTCCACGCCCTCTGCGGTGATCTGCAATTCAGGCGTATTGTTTCGCACAAACTGCAACACATCATTATCCAGCCGCAGCAGGATTTCATTGCCCGTTTCACCAATGATTAGGCCGTCCGAAGTGAAGCGAAATGCCTTTGTGATCTCACTGTACTTACTCTGCAAATCACCGTTCACATTGTCGATACGCTCTGTAATGCGGGTGATGTCAATGGATAATTGGTCTGAAAGCACGGACAGCTTGGTTGACACTTCCTCTTTATAGCTTTCAAAGTCACCTGTTTCCACATAACGTTCCAAAGCGGAAAGAATGATGGAATTGATATTCTGCTGAAGGTCGGTTATCTGCTGACGTGTGGCCTGTATCACTTGGCTTGAAGATTCGTCCACCCGCTCGGAAATCTCCTGCCGTGTGCTTTCGATGCGTTCATCCGTTTCACGCTTGGTATCTATCTGCGCCCCCGTGTAGGTTTGCTGGGTAGCGCCCAGCGTGATTCTGGTGTTGCCCGGATCAAGGATATCCGGGGACAATTCCAGCAGCGGATAGGATGTGCTGTATCCGTGCGTAGTGCTAAAAAGAACAGTCATGCGGCCCACCCGGAAATGCTGCACATCCTCTTGCCATCCCAAATCAACCGCCGTCAGTTTGATGGTTTCAGGCATTGACAATCCGTTGTCAGCAAGCGCCGCCTTTGCCTTGGCCTGAAGGTTGGCGGCAACAGTCACATCATCCCATTTGACGTGCCGGGTAATGCGCCCGTATGTGGCCACGCCAGACTTGCTATAAATAGTAAGCCCGGATTTAACAAGGTCATCTGTCAAATCACCATCTGACAGCGCTTCGATGGTCAAGCCGTCCTTGCCCTCTGGCAGAATAGCGGTGTAAATGTTTGTTCCGTCCGTCTCGCTGGAAAGGTCAAGGAGATTTTCAGCAAATTCCACAGACTGCGTATTTGTGAGCGGCAACGCAGCGTAATAATCCAGATAGTTCCCGTCATCCTCATATCGGATCAGGAGATACCCGCCCAAAGCCGATTTAATCAGCTTGTCGGATACCGTGGACATTGCCGTTGCATACTCTGATGCGCTGCGGGTGATGTAGTTGTTGCTATCGGTGACGGTACAAACACCGGGCTTGATTTGCTGCTCCGTGGACACTTGGCTGTTGTGCTGCGCCAAAATCCAACGAAAGAAGAAATCAACCACATTCCCGCTTGCTGCTGCGGCTTTGTAGTCATCATCATCCTTGAAATCTTCCGGGAAACTGAATGGCTTGATGATGCTATCATTCAGCGCCGCCATAATGCCTTCTGTTTCAATTTTATGCGCCCCGTAGAAGTCTTTTGTGTCGGTGGTGATTCTGCCCCTGTATATGGGCAAAGTGCCGTCAAGCAGCTCCACAAGGCCGCTCATGCGCCGAAGATTGCTTAAATACGGATGGTCAGCGCACAGCGTGAAAGTCATCTCACCCGCTTTGCTCACCGCAAGCTTAACAGAGGGGTCACGGACGATAATCTTTTCATCCGCAAGGCGCATATCATGCAGTATGTAGTCCTTGTATTTTAGCTGATACATTACATACTCGCCTCCTGATACGTCACAGTGATACTTCCCGTTCCGCTTGCGACTTTGGCTTTCAGGATATTGTTACCAGCTGCCAGCCGGATAGCGGGTAAAATGTGATCCCCTGCGCTGACGTTGATTGTGTTGCCGCCCCAAAGCAATACGGTATCTTGCGCCACCGTAATTGTGGGGATAACAGGGCGGCTTTCGTTCGGAAGCGTAAGCTGCTTATACGCCGTCCCCAAATCGGAACGTGTCACCTCTGTTTTATCGTTTTTGTATTTCCACGGATCACAATCAATGGTAACAGGGATTGTCTGCTTTATTTTGGTTGGTTTAACATCACCGACAGAACACCGCCCAACATAATAGTGGGCGGTGTCCTCGGAGAATGCCACCTTGACACGCTTCCCATGTACGGCGTTGCAGAAGTCGGAGATTGCGGAGGGCCAATCTTTCCCGTTGAGCGTTGGAACGCCAACAAGTTCAAGCTTGATGGTGCGGTTCTTATATGTAGCTTCTCCGGTCAGCGCATCGGAAGCATCTATCAGCCCATCCCGTCCCGGAACATCTATCATGTTTGTGCGGACTTTGGGCAAAGAAATAGTCTTACTTGCAAGAAGCACGCCGTATTCCGTGTATGTGTCCTTTCCGTCAATAAAGGCTTTAATCATACAGTTCTCACCCTCCTTGCGTTAATTTTGCCCAACTCCACATCCAGACCGGGCGCAAGCTCTCCCACCAAAGCGCCGTTATTCATGATGACCTTCATGTTTGCCAACATAGGCAAATACTGTTCAAGCAGCATCAGAATTCGGCTATAATCGCTTGTTGCGTTTGTAGCCGTGTATGCTCCGCTTGCATAGTTTTTGCTGATGTTTGCATCTGCGGTAATTGTGCCAGCATCAAAGTTCATGCTGCTTTCAATGTCCTTTTTTACGGACTTGAATTGATCGTCAAAGCCTTCGCCCAAACCTTCGGCCATAAAGCCGCCGATACCGGCGAACACTTTAGACGGGGAGTGAATGCCCAAGAAATTCTTAACCCCGCCTACAATTCCACCGAAAAAGTCTTTCACTTTTCCAGTAACCCATGAACCCATATTTTTGATGCCGTTCCAAAGTCCTTCGACTATGTTCTTGCCGACATCGAAAATTGCAGGGATGCCGCTGATAAGTCCCTTCACGATAGACGAAATAATCTGGGGAATTTTTGATACCAAATTCGGTATGGCACGAATCAGTCCATTAGCAAGTGCAGCAATCAGCCTGATTCCACCATCGATCAGCTTCGGCAAGTTGTCAATCAGCTTATCGACTATGACATCAACCATTTCCAGCACACAGTCAATCAGCATATCGATGTTGTCAAGGATGCCGCTTACAAGCGCAATGATTAAATCCATGCCAGCAGCAACAATGCTCGGCAGGTTTTCAAGCAAAATCTGCACAGCCAACGGAATGATTGTCTGGGACGTTTCCGTGATAAGCTGCGTTAAGCCCTGAATAACTACGCTTATTCTCGGTATGATATTTTCACCAACGGCAACAAGGCTATCGACAAAATTGGTAGTCAGCTCCTTGAAGTTCGCATTATCATCCGCAATACCAACAAGCAGGTTTTGCCATGCGCCCTTCATGGATGCAACAGAACCTTGAATCGTGCCTGCCGCTTCCGCCGATGCATACCCGGCCAACCCCTGCATCGTAATATAATCTACAAGGGCAGACTGTGCATCAGCAAGGTTTTCAATCTGGTAATTTGTGGCGTTTCCGTTGGCTTCGTTCCACTCGTTTACCTTGTCGATAACCTCCTGAAATCCTTCTTTTGTGGGAGTGATGCCAAGCTGCAAGTTGTCCAACATCGTGTAGTTGGACTTCATGATTCCGTTGAAGGCGTTCTGCACGGCTTCCTGCGAATTGCCGGTTGCCGCCACAACGTCCGCTTCTGCGTTGATGATCTTATCAGCAAGCACAGCAGCCGCTTGTGCATCTCCATTAAGCGCCG